AACTGAATATAACTCGCAAAAAAACCGAATTGATATAAAGTTTAAAGGAGTAATATATAATGCATTTATTGAACTATGCACATTTATGGACAGGCATCCATATCCCAAAGAGAAGGATTTTTCGGACCAAGAAATCATGAACTTACAAGATTTAGGTGTACAGTTAAGCGGATTAAATTCATTAACTAGTATTAATCTAACATCCGCGGATTTAGCTGGATTCAATTTTAACGGGTCAGAACCAATAAATCAGTGTATATTTGACGATACAATATTGATTGCCGCACAATTTACTGATACTATAATAAATAATACGTCCTTCATTCAATCCGACATGCGGGATGCTATATTTAATGTAGCAACTTTAACGAATGTCAACTTTTCTAAGGCGGATTTGAGATACGCAAATTTTCATGGAGCTACTTTAACAAATGTTGATTTAACCGATGCTGATTTACGTTATGCCGATTTAAATTCGGTGACATTCGATGGAAACTGTAAGCTTGATGGAGCACAATTTGTAAATCTGGAGAATGTATTAGAACTCATTTATAAATATCCTGAAAATCTATTTGATAATGTTATTAATACTGAAGAAGAATATGAAGATTTTGAAAATCAAGAAGAAGGTTATGAGGCCATTGATGAAACAGCGTTTTTAAAAGCCAATGAATCTATTTTTTCTTCTGCAAATGTTAATGCTGGCGACGAAAACGAAGAGTCTGAAGAGGCAGACGATGATGATGAATACGGAAACATTAATAATAAACCACCAATTTGCGCGGATGTGATTAATGGATACGATATAAATATACAAGCTTATTTAGATAAAAACAACGCTAATTTTAGTATACAACTGCCAAATAGTAATAATTATGAATGCGTCAATTTAAATGATATAAAAAAATTTCACATTAAAACTGATAAAGCTGGGACAAAGTATTTTAATTACACGTATGCTTGTAATAGTGATAATTCCTATTATGAGTTCACTCAAGAAAACTATGTACGAGCCAATCCCTATATACGGATGGGTACATTCAGTTTGCTAGTTGAAAAACCTGAGTGGTTTCCGCAGGCAGAATTTCCAATTTATCGTAATTTTAAACTTGTTAAAGCTGGTTCAAAACCAGCTTTTGTCAGTGAAACAATGTTGAGACATGGGGAACAAGGTGACGAAGATTATATATCAAGTGAATGGCACTGCAATACGGGGAAAATGGACACCTATAAATTAGAGCCGATGATGGAGGGAGGGGAGAGAAAGAAAAAAAATAAAACATATAAGAAAGAATTAATACATAAAAATAAGATGACACATAAGAAACGGAAGCATAAAAATAAGCTGAAATATAAAAAAAAGAAGACATATAAAAAGAAAAGTACACATATCAATAAAACTAAAAATAAAAATAAAAAAACACATAAATTATAACTCAATAAAAGTATATAAATAACTCCTCTGATATGATATTATAATATGGACTTCAGTCAAAACGTTACGTTTATTGATAAGATTAATACATGTGTAACCAGTGTGATGAAGGATGGCAAGTTGGATAAGAACGATATCCCTGCTATTGTATTGTTAGTGACGGATTTAATTCTGTCCTCTAGTACCGGTCGTAAAAACGTCCCAACGACGGAGCAGATTGCCGAGAGTATTAATAGTTTATATAACTACATTATGACACATTATAAACTGTTTCCTGAGGATGAAACACAAAAGGCTGAATTTAAGGCCATGTTTGATTTGTGTGTCAAGTTGGCCCTTTTCCAACCTATTATCAATAAAGGATTTAAATCACTATGTTCGTGTTTTGGGCAATGAAAATAGCGTAGAAGAAACATTTTTAAAAAAGACTATTATATAGAGAATGACTTCGTTATTTTTCCCATCTGTACTCATTACCTTATTATTCTTTCTCTCTGGTTTCAATAAAATAAAAGAATTTAGTCAAGTATCAAAAGGATTAACACAGAAAACGATGCTACCTTTAATGATAAGTAAGATTGTTATTATATTGGTTATACTATTAGAAATCATTGCACCATTTATAATAACTATATCGGCATATTATCCATCAGCAGGTATTGAAATGTATGCAAAATTATCTATTCTTGGGTTAATTGTATTCACTGTATTAGCCACGTTGTTATATCATTTTCCTCCTTATGGTACCAACTATTATTCATTCATGTCAAATCTCGCTACAATTGGTGGGTTAATGTTACTTTACACATATTATTAATTTGTTATGTAAAATGTATTATTTTTATATAAAAAAATACATTTACAGTTATATACATTATAAAATTATTGCTTTGCTACACTTTTTTCTAAAAAGTGTATATGAAACACCATTTGCGTATTATCACCATGAACATGTGTAATGAAAATCCCGGAAAAAAAGCTCTCTTAATTAATAAATGGATTACGATCCTGGGCAAAATAAAAGGCGATGTTGTATTTCTCCAAGAGATTAGTGCCTATAATTTGGAAAAATTAACCAACGCACTCGGGTTAAAGTTATTAAATATCAACAATGCTGAAGCCACATGTGTGCTTATTAACCCCTATAAATTAACGATTATTGATAATAACCACGTGAAAGTGAAATCCACCACGAAACCTATTTACATCGGGGGCATTCATTTAGATGATGTTCCATCCATCCCCCACCATTTGAATCATATGTCGTATAAATCCAGCGAAACTATTCCGCTCAATTATAGTTTAAATCGGCTCTTGAAAATGTGTGCCAAGCGGCGGCTGCCGCGAATCAAAGAAGAAATGGAAGAGCTGAAGAAAAATGACCGGGCTATTATTGCTGGAGATTTCAACGAGCCATCTCACCTTGATTTAACAGATATTAAATTACCCATTTCCAAGGAATTCCTCAAGCACGGTTTTGTAGATTCGTATCGGGCCATGCATGCGACCGAACCTGGCTACACGTGGCCGGCTGGCAAGTTTTATCAGAAAGAACCTGTCCAGCGTGTGGATATTATTTACATTAAAAACCTGAAAATCGTCGGGTCAGACGTGTATGACGAGGGCCCCAAGTGGCTGAGTGATCACAAGATGGTGATTACAGATATTATAATATAACAAACTATGTTGTTATCATTTTATTATTTATATGTCCAAAAAAGTATTTAAAGCCACTGCTCTCTTCTATTATAAGTAAATATGCTTTATGTATTTACTTCAAGCTTCCTGTAGCTCAGTTGGTAGAGCATCGGTTTGTAGTGGTTATATACAATACACCGTCGGTCTCTGGTTCAATTCCAGGCGGGGAGAATATTACATTTTCTTAAATGAAAAAATGTAATGTATTCAAATTTTTATTGAGGTTTCATGTTATCATGTGTCTATACTGAATTTACTCTGGCGGGTTAAAAACCAATATATCATCCAATTCACACCAACGGCCTAAATCTTGTGATTTATTATAACAGTGAATTGTATCCATACCTTTATGGTTGGTTCTGATAAAAGGATTAGAAAGCTCCCACCCACTTTCAATTATACCTGATGTACGTTTAATCTTTATATCTTGGCCTTTTAAATAATTGGCTTTTCCAAATGCCATATTATTGTTCCAATACTTGCTGCATTCAACAGCAGAATCTTTGCAGTTTTCACAATAAATATAACCCACCAACTCTTCAAAATATACATATGTAATAAAAGATGGCCCTTGCGGATGCTCGCAAAACATGCAGTTGTTTTTAATCTGAATCATTACCAACCGACGGGGGCAGACATATGTATCGGAGATGATATTTGTGCTCATTTTCTTTGCTTATACTACTTATATAAAAATAATATCAATTTTATAATAATACAATTGTATAATAAGTAACACAAGTTTATAAAAGAAAAATCAATAAAAATCAATAAATATCACAAAATTATATATCGATCGAAAGAAATTTGAAAAAAAAGTAGTTTTCAAGTCTGGCGGACTTTTTTCAAAAAAGGACATTTTAAAAATGTCCAAAAACCAAAAGGGCCTTTTAAAATGGTGAAGTTTTTTTTTGAAAAAGTGATTTTCCTTGGAAATGGTCTGAAAAGTGGATGAGAGAAAAAATATTTGTTACGATAAAAAAATATTAAAATTTTAAAAATGTAATTATAAAAAGGTTTAGGTGTTTTTTTTATTAACTAATATAAATGGACATTGTTAATAAAAAAAACACACAAAAGCGTCAAATATTCTCTTGTGAAAAATGCACATTTACTTGCATGCGAAAACCCGACTGGGAAAGACACATTGCCACACCAAAACACAATAAATTAATAAATGTTAATAATATGTTAATAGAAAAAACACCAAAGCATATATGTAGCGCCTGTTTTAAAAAATACAAATCATATGTAGGTTTATGGAAGCATAAGAAGGTATGTTTATTAGACGATAACAATCAAGAGATTAATAATGTAATAATTGAAAAAAATGTCACAGAGAATAATGATAAAGTGATTGACATTTTAATAAAAGAAAATTCGGATTTTAAAAATATTATTTTAGAATTCATGAAAAATAGTTCAGATATGCAAAAACAAATGATAGATGTGTGCAAAAATACCAATATTACGAATATGAATATCAATAATAGCAACAACAATAACAAAACATTCAACCTTCAGTTCTTTTTAAACGAACAATGCAAGGATGCTATGAACCTTAGTGATTTTGCCAATTCATTTGACCTCCAGTTGTCGGATTTAGAAAGCGTCGGTGAACTCGGATACGTAGAGGGAATCACCAAGATTATGGTGGATAAACTCAACAGTATGGATATTTATAAAAGACCCATCCATTGCAGCGACGCAAAGAGAGAAATTATTTACGTAAAGGAAGAAAATGTCTGGACCAAGGAAGAAAAAGACAATCCGAAGCTCCGCCAGGCGATTAAAAATGTCTCGTTTAGGAATATGAAACTCGTCTACAATTGGAGTAATGCGTACCCGGAAAGCAAGGATAATCAATCACGTTTAAATGACAAATATATGAAACTGGTCATTGAATCCACTGGCGGTAAAGGACCTATCCTGGAAAATGAAAATAAGATTATTAGGCGAATTGTCAAAGAGATTATTATTGATAAAACCTGAAATAATACGTAATGAAATAATACGGTAAAAGTTATAAATAATTGTTAGTATATTATTTATAAAATGGCGGTTAAATTGGATGTTAACGATTTATCCCGATTTAGAACTATCAATAGTGAACAAAAAATCGGTGTAACTTTTTCATGCTGGGATTTGCTACACGCCGGTCACCATTTATTTCTAACTGACTCCCGAAATAAATGCGATATATTGTGTGTCGGTTTACAAACTGATCCTACTATTGATCGTCCAGAGAAAAACAAACCCATTCAAACTTTAGAAGAACGAGAAATCCAGCTCAAAAGCTGCAGAGCAGTGGATTATTATTTTATTTACGATACAGAAGAATCATTATTAAAAACGTTATTATTGATTGACCCCAATATTCGGTTTCTCGGGGATGATTATGTCGGGAAAAAATTTACAGGAAGTGATTTACCAATTGAGATATTTTATCATACTCGGTCTAATCATTCGTTTTCATCAACCACTTTGCGTAAGCGCATCTATAACGCTGAATTAAATAAATTTTCATAAATGTTTGACGTCTAAATATAAATCATTTAGAACTGTCTTATTTGCCAATTCGTCCGCCCGTTTATTCTTATTCCGATATACGTGTTCAAATTCTACTCGGCCTATTATTTTAACCAACGCAATAGCTTGTTGATACAGCGGCTGTAAATGCGGAGCATTCACTTGATAGACTCCTTGCATTTGTTTAATAACCAGCAAACTGTCGCCTTTCACCGTTAGGTTTTGTAAGCTTTTTTGCACCGCTTCAGCTAACCCCAATATTAAGCCCATGTATTCCGCATAATTATTTGTTTGTTTTAAACCCACAAATTCTGACGCTGCCCAAATTTCTATCGGTTCTGTCTGGTGAAAATCGGTACGATAAATGACGGCCCCTGCCCCGGCTTTCCCTGGGTTGCCTTTACTACACCCGTCAAAGAAGAGGGTATACTTGCCATCCACATCCACCTCCGTCTCCGCCTTCATATTCGTATCATTTAAACTCATCTTTAATATATATATTGTTATACTTTTGTTTTAAAAATATATATAGTAATCAATTTTATATTATTATCATTTATCATGATTTATATTATCATTTATATTATCATTTTCAATTGCAGTGTTTGAACTCTCTTTTGGTTTTGGTACGACCACATTCCTTTTCACATTCTGGCGTTGTAAAAACCGCATGGCCAGTTGAGGTAAAATCGCCACATTATTCATATACGTCCGGTACTTGAAACTACACAGGGTCGTGTCCTTAGCAAAATGCATACTATACCACCAATACGCCGGAATAAAAATAATCTGGCCTTTTTTCAAAGTGACCTCCAAACATTTCACTTTATCAAAATCGGCCCTATACAAAGGTTGCACTTGCCAGGGGTTTACTGGCGACCGAAACTCAAAATTCTCGTAATCTTTCACACCAGAGAGATACCGTGTACTCTTGGGTGGGGCCAACTTTAACTGTACATCGCCTTCAGTGACCAAGAAATAGTTCCGATAATTGACTTCGTAACGAAAAGGGGTTTTACATTGTTTTGATGCCAGCACGACATCATATAGACAATTGGATACCATTGCCGGGCGAAGAAATTCGTCATTGTAAGCAAACACTTTATTCAAGCCTGTTTCTTCTAGGAAATCCGAATTATTCTCACTAAGATATTGTGACTGTTCGTCATCACGTAAGACTTTTAATGCATTCGTGAAGGCGAGGGGGATATACATTTCACTAATATTCATATCCTTGTCCTCGCCCTCTTTGACATTCCGTATTTTTATATCAAATGCCCCATATGTATCTAAAACCGCCCCTCGTACACATGATTCGTTTAGGCGGGCATTGTCAAAATTAAAGATGACCGGTTGGCGAATATCACAAATTTCTTCTAATTTAGTTTTTGAAGGTAATTCAATCTCGTATAGTTCTAAATCTTCGCCTTTTTTTAAATGAAAATACACATGTATATAAATAAAAAGAACTAGACAAAATATAAGTGTGCTAAATATGATATTCATAATGGTATGACTAATAGTAAAATATAATAAAATATAATAAAAAATACGTAAGTTTACAACAACACACTTTTGACAAAAGTGTCGCAAAACCTCACAACAAATTTTATATGCGAATGCAACACACGACAGGTTGTATGTTTTGGCCCAACCTTTTCACGAGAGGTTGTATGTTTTGGCCCAACCTTTTCACGAGAGGTTGTATGTTTTGGCCCAACCTTTTCACGAGAGGTTGTATGTTTTGGCCCAACCTTTTCCCAAAAGGTTGTTGTTATTAATCATCTTCATCTCTTACTTTCGGTGCCAAATGGATGACCACGCTACTGTCGTCCAATAAGTCATACCGCATAGTCATTGGTTTATCTTTGCTAAAACCCATATTGATGTCACCTGCCAATTTATTAAATTGGCACATCATATGAATGTATTTTAAACTATATGACTGTACTAAGGTTGTCTTTTCAGTAATAGCGTATTCTTTCATGTCGTCAATTTTCATATCTACCTTCATGGACCCTTCATTCCCTGATGATTTCATATCAATCTTCTCTTCGCTGAAGGACAATGTAAGGACTTCATCAAATATCATCAATTGATTAATCAAATCGCACAAGGTTTTAGATTCAATAGTTAAATCAATATCCGTTTCTTTAATAGAGTCTGTGTTCAACACATCGTGGTCAATGTTATTCAGAGGTAATTCAAAGTACTTACACGTTTTCCCGCCATTAAATGAAATAAATATTTTGTCTTCATCTTTTTTATTAAGTTCAATTTCCACGGTTTGCTCATCTTCGCGCGTATTTAGGACTTTGTAAAACATCCCGATATTCAGGCTTGCACAGGGCATATCACTTGCTGCATTGAATTCATACGTCGTAAACCATTTTTTATCTAATGTACATTCAAATAATGCACAATGTCCGTCATCCATACATTGAATGTAGAGTCCTTCTGGTTTAAAATAAATCACTGTATTGTCAGTGAAGGGTTTCAAGTGGCAAAAGATGGCGGCCAACTTGTTAACCTTACGTGTATCTTCCAAAGTAATCTTCATTTTATAATATTTAACGGATATACTGTTTAATATTATATCATATATAAATCAATTTTTAAATATATACTTTTACACCTTTGCACATTTAAAATGCCGACTTTGTCGGCATTAATGAGTAACAGTTACCACTCACTTGAAAAGTGCGAAGGTGTAAGAAAAGTATAGCAAAAAAAGACACTTTTTAACAACTTATATTTAGCGTTATATTTTCAATCACTAAATCCAATGGTGTGGTTGTTGTCTGTGTGTCTAGATGAGCAGGTTCAGCTACAGGTTCAGGTACAG